AGGCACACAAGGTGTTCAAGGAACTCAAGGTCTTCAAGGAAATCAAGGAACTCAAGGACTTCAAGGAAGTTCAGGAACAAATGGTTTACAAGGTACAACTGGTTCAACTGGTATTCAAGGTGCTATTGGTGCAGGAAGTCAAGGTATTCAAGGTTATACAGGTTCACAAGGAACTACTGGAACACAAGGCACTCAAGGTATTCAAGGTGGATTTGCTTTTGGTCTAGGAACTGGTGTTCAAGGATTCCTAACAACTCCATCTTCCGCTAATCTTGCAACAGCTTTAACAGATAAGACTGGCTCTGGTTCAAATGTATTTGGCACTGCTCCTACTATCTCTAACCTCACTCTTACAGGAACTGTAACTGCTGGAGGTTCTGTTGGAACTAGTGGACAGACTTTAACTTCTACTGGAACTGGCGTACAATGGACTGCAAGTGCTGGAGGAGGTTTTACATCAACAGCGGTATCAAGCAACATTACACTACAAAAAAACTATAACTATTTTGTTGACACATCAGCTGCTAGAACACTTTCATTGCCTGCCTCACCAAGTTTAGGAGATGAAATTCATATATTTGATCAAAATGGTTCATCAGCAACTAATAATATTACAGTTACTCCAAATAGTAGTGACAATTTAATGGGATCAAGTCAAAGTCTTTTGATTGACCTTGCTTATGCGGGTGTAGTATTAATATGGACGGGTTCATCATATGGATGGAGAGTAAATTAATAATATGCGAAATATAAAAATGTTATGTTATAATATTAAAAATAAGGGAGTAATAAAATGGCATTAAGTTATAAGACACTTGCAACGGGTAGTTCAGGGGCATCTCAAATAACCCTTATTACAAATATTGCAAATTATATATATGAAATAACTGGATATACTGGATATTCTGCTTTGTATCAACTAAGTGCTTCTACAGGAACATCACTTTCTTTAGAAGCATGGTCTAACGGTTCTTATATTACAACATATACCGTTACAGCGGGACAATCTGTAAATATTACACAAAATTTTGATAAATTAGTTTGGCAAGCAAGCATTGGAGGACAAAACGTTGTTTTGTCGCCCTTAGCAAATGTTCCTACACCAATTGCAGGAGTAGCAACAGTATATACATCTAGTGGCACTTATACAAGCACAGGGTATGGCTATGCAGTTTGTATCGGCGGTGGCGGTGGAGGACTAAATGGCAACGCATATGTTGACACAAGATATGGTGGTTGGGCTGGACCTAACAATGTTCGTGGCGGAAAAGCTGGACTTTATACAATTGGATATAGAATTGCATTAACTTCAAATATGACAGTTACAGTCGGCGGTGCTGGTGGCAGTAACGGAGGAAATGGAGGAACAAGTTCTTTTGGTGGAGTATCTGCAGCAGGAGGTACTGGAAATACAACATCTGGAACGGGTTCTGCAACAACGTTAAGCTACGCTTCAAGACAAATAGCTAATGCATTATCAATAAATTCTGATACATTAAGTTATTCAGATGGAGCTGGTTCTCCAAATACTTATACTACAAATGCTGGTTATTATGGAGGAACTGCTGCTATTTCTGGAAACCTAGGTACTGGAGGCTCATCAGGAGATTATTATTCACAAGCCAATAGTGCCCCTTATAGAGGAAACCCTAGCGCATATGTTGCTGCAGGAAACGGTGGAAATGGATCAGGATATGGTTCTGGCGGTGGCGCTGGAGGATCTGGAGCTTATTATAACCCAACATATACAGGATATTCCCAATATGGAGGAGCAATAGCAAGAGTTGCAAATGGAACAGGAGGAACTGGCGCAACAGGTTTAGTTGTTATAACTAGATTTGCAAGTTAAAAACATATGTATAATTTTGGAATTATAAAAAATAATGAAGTAATAGATATAGTATATGCAGATTCTTTAGAAGTTGCAGAATTTGTTACAAAATCTAATTGCGTTCAATTACCAGAAGATGGCTCTGTTTCAATAGGAAATGGATATAATACAAATACAAAAATTTTTATTAAATCAAATAAACCATACGATTCATGGTTTATATCTGGAGATACCAATGATTGGCAAGCACCAAAAAATCTTCCAGATAATAAAAAAACTTATAAATGGGATGAAGAAAAGCAAGATTGGGTAGAAAACCCAATATTCCCTTCTTGGGTTTGGGATGAAAAAAAAGAAAAATATTCTGCTCCTATAAAATATCCAATGGATGGTAAGTTTTATGTTTGGAATGAAGATTTAAAAAATTGGGAAGAATTAATTCAAGAAATTACTCCAGAATACAATAAAACAAAAACAGATTAATTAATAATAGAAAGAAAAACATGAAGCACATATTAAATAAATGCAATTTTTGCAATAAAGACTTTGCAGAAAAAGAAATTGTTACAAGATGGATTACAAGCGGAATATTAAAATTTAAATTTAAAAAAGAATCAGACTTTTACTTAATTTATCCATTTCATTATAATTGTTTATTAAAGATAAGAGAAAAAAATGATTTTCTTAAAGATTTAGACGATAAACATTTTGAAGCAGCAGAAATTGAACAAGTATCACAAAATACTCTTACAGCTATTAATTATTATAAAGCAAATAATACAGTTTTACAAGACCAGGAATAGTGTGGTATTATTTACTAATGATTATACAAATTATTGGTCTTCCAGGATCTGGTAAGACTACTCTTGCTACCGCCCTTAAAGACAGAATTAATGCGGTACATTTAAATGCAGATTATGTTCGTTCAACCATAAATTCAGACCTTGGGTTTACAATTGAAGATCGTATTGAACACGCCCGCCGTATGGGTGAAATGGCAAGAATGCTATCTGGACAAGGATTTAATGTTGTTGTAGATTTTATTTGTCCAACATTAAAAACAAGAGAGTCTTTTGGAAAACCAGATATTTTGGTTTGGATGAACACAATTGAAGAAGGTCGTTTTGAGGACACAAACAAAATGTTTGTAAATCCACAAGATTTTGATATTAAATTTGATTCACATGATATGGATGAATATCAAAAAGCAACAAATATTATTCAAAAATTTAACTTGCATGATTGGTCAGCACCAACAACTTTAATGCTTGGTCGCTATCAACCTTGGCATGAAGGTCATCACGCTTTATATGAAGAGGCGGGAAAACGAACAAGTCAAGTCATGCTAGGAGTTAGAAATACATTTAATACTAGTCCTAAAGATCCATTAACTTTTGATCAAGTAAAAGAATATATTGCTAAAGATGAATTTATGGATGGCTCTATGGTTGTAAAAATGCCTAATATTACTAATATTGTTTATGGCAGAGATGTTGGTTATAAAATTGAACAAGTAAAGCTAGGAGATAAAATTGAAGCTATTTCAGCAACTGAAAAACGCAAGCAAATGGGCATTTAAATATTTAGAAAAATCTGGATTAGCAATAGCAGAAGCAGAAGAAAAGTTATGGCAAGCACAAATAAACACAAAACCAGTTTTTTGGGCATCTCATGGAAGATCTCTTGCAAAAGCAATAAGCTGGAGATTTTTTGGCAATCTAATTTCTTTTATAATTATTTATCAATTAACACATAAGGCTAAACTAGCTTTTATTGCTTCAGGCATTGAGCTAGTGGTTAAGATTATTCTTTATTATTATCATGAACGAATATGGAATAAAGTGAAATGGGGTAGGGATGATCTACTCCCCCGACCATAATTTTCTTCTTTTAAAGAACCGAAAAGTTGGTGGAAGTTCTTTAGAGGTTGCTTTGTCTAGAGTGCTTCCAGACAATGCAATAGTAACTAAGCTTGTTGGTCCAAATAATACTACTGATCCAGTACCGTCAAATCATTTTGAAAGAAATTATGGCGACTATTTTCATGCACATATTAAATATGATGAAATAAAAGAAAAAATAAATTTGTCTGATGTTAAATCTTATGTTTTTGTTAGAAATCCATATAACTCCGTATTGTCTGCGTTTTTTCACAGACTAAACAATTCTAAGTTAACTCCAAGACCATATCAATGGAATGATTTACCACAATATGAAAAAGATTTTTGGATAGAAAAATATTTTGATGAAAGAATAGGAAGTCTACCATGGTACAAAAGTGATAAATATATTTATATTAACAAAAATAATTTACCAGTTGTAGATAAAATTCTTTATTATGAAAATGGAATAGAAGAAGAAATAAATCCAATATTAAAATTTCATGGTATACCCGAGATTATTTTAAATGTAAATCAACTTAATTATAGACCAAAAGAGATTACTTATAAAGATGTGTTTAAAGAAAAACATCTTGAAATGATAAGAAAGGACTGGTGGTGGGAGTTTAAAAACTTAAACTATCAGATTTAATATGAAAAAAGTATTAGTTATTATGCCAGTTTATAATGAAGAAAGGCTCTTAAAAAGAGCGGTGTATAGCATACTTGAGCAAACACATACCAATTTTACATTAGTTATTATAAATGATGGTTCAACAGATAATACGCTTAAAGAAGCTGAAAAATTTTTATATGATAAAAGAGTTGTTGTTGTAAATAATGAAACTAATTTAGGATGTTATTATTCAAGAAACTTAGGTTTAAAGTACATGGAGTTTGAAAATTATGATTTTTATACAATACACGATTCAGATGATTTTTCTCAACCAGATCGGTTTGAAAAAATAATTAAAGTTTTTGAAAAAGATGAAAAAATATATTCTGTGCATAATTATTCTTTAAGAATAGGTGGAGAAGCACCAGCCTGGCATAATGCTCCATTTGAACCAATTCCAGATCTTGCTCATTCTTTTTTTAAAAAAGATGTATTTAAAATACTTGGTTATTTTGATAATATGAGTTTTGGAGCAGATCAAGAATACTGGGAAAGATTAAAAGCTTTTTGTTATAAAAATCAAAACTATATGTTTTTTATTCCAGAAATTTTGTATTATGCAGAAATGACTGGTAAAAATATGATAATAAAATATGATTATAATGCAAGAGAACAGTATAGACAAAAATTTAAAAATCAAATATGGGCAATGGATATTAATAACAACTTTTATAGAAATTTTTTTGAAATTAAAGACATTTTTAGGTGGCTTTAAAATGATTCCTAAAATAATTTGGCAAACATATGAGACCAAATATGATGATTTACCAATAAAGGCAAAAGAATTAAGCAAGTCTTGGATAAGATTAAATAATAATTGGCAATATAATTATGTTTCTGCAAGTGAAAGAGAAAATTTTGTCAAAAAATATTTTGATCAAGAATGGTTAGATATATATAAATCTTATCCAATAAGTGTTATGCGGGCGGATTTATGGAGATATATGTGTCTTTATATATATGGAGGTCTGTATTGTGATTTAGACATATTATGTAAAACTTCAATAGAAAGTTGGTTAAATACAGATTTAAAATTTTTTGTATCAGAAGACCCAGAGGTTCCTGGGTATACACAAATGATTTTTGCAGCAGAACCCAAAAGCATATTTTTAAAAAATCTTTTAAATTTAATTAAACACACATATTATGAAAATATTGAATATGAAAATATGATACAATATATAATAAATGAAGTAGGGTATAAAATTTTTTCAAAATCTATATTAGACACTTTATCTAATAATAATTTAGGGTTTAATCATTTTATAAATAATGATGCAAAAAATTTTCATAGTAAAAATATAGAACATTACAAAGCGGGAACAACAAATATTTTTGGTAAAAATTATAAAGCATGGAAAGAAGAAATTAATGAATTTTTTTAAAAAGAAAAAAAATCTTAATATTTTTTATGAAAATAAATATGATTGGATGCCCGATGTTGAGCCAATAAAAAATAAAATTCCTCAGTGGTATAAAAATATACAACCATTAGATATAAAAAACCATAAAGATTTGCCATTAAAATTTAATGTAAAACATTGTCGCCCCTTTTTAGATTCTCTAACATCTGGATATTCAATATCTCTTCCAGCTGATATTGCTATTAAAATTGATGAAAATAATAAGCCTGTAATAACTTGGTCAGACCAAGAACAAGAATTTGTTGGGGTTAGATCTTCTCTTTCATCTTCTGATTTTGAATACTCTGAGGTATATCACAAAACACATTTTGTATGGAAAACACTTATAGCGATTGAATTGCCAAAAGGTTATTCTTGCTTAATAACCCATCCACTAAATAGGTATGACCTGCCTTTCATAACGCTTTCTGGAGTAGTTGATGCAGATTATAAACTTCCTGCTGGAAACATACCATTTTATGTTAAAAAAGATTTTCAAGGTTTAATAAAAGCTGGTACACCAATAATGCAGGTAATACCATTTAAAAGAGAAGATTGGAAAATAATTAAAAAGCCAGGTTTGTTTGACAATGCAAAAGTTAATGGAATGAAGTCTTTTTCAACGCATAACTGGTATAAAGATAACAAATGGAATAGAAAAAATTATAATTAAAAATGTTGTGGTCTGAAGAGTTAGCTGATTTTCAAGGATTGCCAAGACCCCATTGGTTTCCAGATGAAAAATATTATTATAAAGACGGCAAAAGATATCTTCATAAAAAAGTTCCAACTCCTTTTCAATCAAAGCCTGGAATAGAAGGCAGTGGCCCTATAAGATTAAATATAGAAAATGAAGAAAGAGTTATTTCTGAAGATTTATGTTCTTTTTGCGGAATAAAAATTAATGAAAATGAAATATCTATTAGATGGATTATTGAAAAACAAGATTTTAATCAAAATCCAATAAGGGATTGGGTTCCGTCAGATTTTAGACCAATGCATCTTAAATGTATGAAACAGGCAAGAATCTATTGTCCGTTTTTAAGGACTTTACAGGATAATCAATTTAATGTACAATTACATAAAGACAATTTAAAAATATCAAAAGAAAATTTTAAAAAATATTATATTTTAAACTGGAAAAAAAGACCAAGGCTTGATCAAAATTAAACAGAAAGCATAAAATGAACCTAGTTGAAAAAGCAGTAAATAATGGTGGTAAGTTAGTACCTTTAACTATATCTAAAGGTTTAACTAACGGGACGGGATTAATGAATCCTGCTGTTTTTGTAAATGAAAACAATGAAGTCTTAGTAAATCTAAGGCATGTAAATTACACCTTATATCATTCTGAGCATAATCAAAAATTTCTTAGCCCTTGGGGACCTTTAGCATATTTGCATCCAGAAAAAGATCAAAAGCTTAAAACAACAAATTATTTTATGCGTTTAAATGAAGATCTTTCGGTTAAAGATTGCTGCCTTATTGATACCAGCAAGTTAGATGTAGCTCCAAAATGGGAATTTTATGGATTAGAAGATGCCCGATTAGTTAAATGGGAAAACAAATATTATATTAGCGGGGTAAGAAGAGATACTACAGATAATGGTCAAGGTAGAATGGAATTATCTGAAATTGAAATTGATTGGGATAATTGGTCTGCCAAAGAAATCTCAAGACTTAGAATACCAGCACCAGGTCAAGATAATTCATATTGTGAAAAAAATTGGATGCCAATTCTTGATAAACCATATCATTATGTTAAATGGACATCTCCAACAGAAGTAGTAAAAACTTATCCAGATCTTCCACCAAGAACAGACGTTGTTTCTTGGCAAGGATCAGATTTGCCTTTAACTCCAGATCAAAGAGGCGGTTCACACGTAGTTAAATGGGGAGAACATTATATTGCAATTACTCATGAAGTTAATCTTTATAAAAATTATTTAAAACAAAAAGATGGAGTATATCGTCATCGTTTATGTGTTTGGGATAAAAATTTTAAGTTAATTGGTATTAGTAAAGAGCATTTTTCATTTTTAGATGCTAAAATTGAATTTGTGGCAGGAGCAGCAATTTATAATGGTGATCTTTTAATATCTTTTGGTTTTCAAGATAATGCAGCTTTTATATTAAAAACACCAGGTAAAATTATAGATGATATGGTATTGGAGGCACTAAATGAAAACAATTGAAAAATTAATTGAATCAGCATCTCATGAAATGTTTAATCCAATTATTAATTTTGAAATTGCAAAAAAATATCATGAAATAGGCCAAACAGCTTCAGCAACATCATTTTATTTAAGATGTGCTGAATATGGTCACGATACAAACCCTTTATATGTTTACACTTCATTGATTAAAATAGCAGAATGTCTTTCTGATCAAACAGGAAGGGAAAATACAGTAAAAAATTGTTTTTTGCAAGCAATTCAATATTTGCCAAAAAGACCAGAAGCTTACTTTTTTCTATCTAGATATTATGAGCAAAGAGGTGCTTGGCAAGAAGCATACACTTTTGCACAAGTTGGATTAACTTATGTAGATTTTAACGAACCTTTACCAACAAAAACAGACTACCTTGGAGAATTTGTTTTATTGTTTGAAAAAGCAGTCGCGGGATGGTGGATAGGAAGATTAGAAGAATCAATATACTTATTTAGTGATCTTTTAGAACTAGACATTCCAGACAATTATCGTAAATCAATTGAATATAATTTGGGTAAAATACAACCAAACAACGACTCTCAAGGATAAAATAAATGCATTTTTTAGTTATTTTGGTATACTTATAGCATATGAGCCTACAAACCACAAAGGGTTTTCCATACCCACAATATAGCGATACTCCAGATGTGCCAAGAGACATTTACGCACTGGCGTACCAGCTGGATACTTATTTAACATCAAATTCTGGTTCTCAAGGAACAACAGGGTCAGCAGGCACACAAGGAACACAAGGTTTACAAGGATTAATTGGATCACAGGGCACCAACGGTTCTGGTTCACAAGGAACGCAAGGGTCTACAGGTTCTCAAGGTTTGCAAGGAGCACAAGGTTTTCAAGGTATTACAGGAAACCAAGGAACAGTAGGTACTGGAATAACAATTTTAGGAAAATACAATTCTTTATCTGATTTACAAACAGCTCACCCAACAGGAACATCTGGTCAAGCATATTTGGTAGGAACAAATTTATATATTTGGGATTCAGTAAATAATGTTTGGTCAAATGCTGGATCAATTACTGGCGTACAAGGATTAACAGGACCTCAAGGTTTACAGGGCATACAAGGTATTCAAGGAACTCAAGGAGTTGTTGGAAATCAAGGAACTCTAGGTCAAAATGGTGCACAAGGAATTCAAGGTCAGCAAGGAATTACTGGAACACAAGGCGCACAAGGCATTCAGGGAATTCAAGGAGCATCTGTTCAAGGAGTTCAAGGCACAACTGGAGCGCAAGGAATTTCTGGCATACAAGGTGGAACTGCAGCACAAGGTATTCAGGGCTTACAAGGAACACAAGGCACAATTGGATCACAAGGAAGTATTGGTTCACAAGGATTACAAGGTATACAAGGAATACAAGGTCATTACGGCAACCAAGGCACAAATGGTCAACAAGGAATTCAAGGTATTCAAGGCTTACAAGGAACACAAGGAATTTCCGTTCAAGGAATTCAAGGATCAACTGGAGCACAAGGAGCTGGTTCTACTCCTGATTATACACTTATCGCTGTTGCAAATTTTCTATCTAATAACGCATCAACATATACATTTACAGGTTTAAGTGGTTATAATAAATATATGTTGGTTGCTGGAGCACTTTATTCTGGAAATGCTGGTCAAATGAATATAACAATTAATGGTGATACAGGAGGAAATTATTATTATGCTCTTGCAGCACCAGCAATAAATCAAGGTCAAAGTGGTTATATTATAGGTGCTCCAAATGATTATGGAACAGTTGGTTGGTCAAATATTAATGCTTTTTTAACCGATCAAGGTTCTCAAAAAGGAATGACTCTATACATTGATGGCGCAAATGGTTCAAATAAAAAAATGATTTGGGGATTTCAATATGGATATAAATATGAATACCCAGTATATATACCAGCACTAGGATATTTTGCTGGGGCTTGGACAGGTAGTGCTGTATCATCAATAACAGTAAATAATAATGCAGTTTGGACAAATGGAAGTATTTATTTATATGGGAGCTTATAATGTCTGATGTAGTTGAACACAACGTATCTACTGGCGAAATCATAACTCGTGACTATACGCCAGAGGAAATTATTTTAAATAAATCTGTACAGGATGCTGCGGAGGCAATGGTTAAAAAAGATCCAGATCCTTCAGTAGTTGCTGCCTATCACTCCACTTTAGCAAAATTATCTGCCCTAGGATTAAATAATGATGAAATTGCAACTATTATGAGAATACCAAGTAATGCAATTTCTGATATTCAAAACTCATAAAAAATAAAATTTTTGCTTTTATATTTATAAAAATGGCAGTCTAATGTACATTTTTTGGCTTTTAACCGAATAGAATGGTATTATATCAATATGAAATCTGTAAAACCTATGAAAATTACTCCAGTAGACGAGGTTAATTGGGGACTTTATGCATGGCAAATGCCAGATGGCTCAATTGTTATGAATGAAGACGGAGCTTATTTAAGTATTCAATCTATAAAGGGCGATATTCGTCAAATTAAAAAACTTAAAACTCTTGCTCAACATTACGGATTAAATGAAGGAAAACCAATATTTTTTGCAGGTCACCGTCCAGTAACAGACGAAGAGCTAGAAGAGCAAAAGCAAAGATTAGATTTAGGATTGGTTCCAGATGTGCAAGATATGCCCGCAATGATGGAATACGTTAAAGAAATGAGGGAGATGAAGCTTGGCTAATTTAAAAATTGACGACAGTATTGATGAAGATGAGGGCGGTATTGCCGTAAAAATGGATGCACCAATCCATACAGTAGAACATGACTTTGATGACCCATTTAATGCAACATGGGAAAACATTAGAAAAGCAGAAGGTTTAAGTCCTAATTTTCGTCGCAATGCAACAAGATTAGAAAAATCATTTACTGGTGTTGGAGACGCAAAATCTAAAAAACTTGATCCACTTGATCTTACAGGATATTCTCTTTTTCAAATTGTTCAACCACCATACAATGTTTTGTATTTAGCACAACTTTATGATGTTTCTCCATATCATCACTCGGCGGTAAATGCTAAAGCAGCTAACGTTGTAGGTCTTGGATACAAATTTGAAAATACTTGGGCTACCACAGCTAAAATTGAAGAAGTTATGGATAATCCAAAAAGACTTGATAAATTGCGTTCAAGAATAGAAACTGCAAAAGAAGAATTAAGAGAGTATTTGGAATCACTTAACTCAGATGACTCATTTACAGAAACAATGAAAAAGATTTTTATTGATCTTGAATCAACAGGAAATGCTTACATGGAAGTTGGTCGTACAACTAATGGCAAAATTGGTTATATAGGTCATATTCCTACAACAACTATGAGAATTCGTCGTCACCGTGACGGCTTTGTTCAAGTTGTTTATAATCGCTACACATTCTTTAGAAATTTTGGAGACACGGAAACTCCAGATCAAATTGGTACAGATCCACAGCCAAACGAAGTAATTCATTTTAAGGTATTCACTCCTTCAAATACTTATTACGGTGTTCCAGATGTTTTGTCTGCAAAAAACGCAGTTGCTGGTGATGAATTTGCTCAAAGATTTAATTTAGATTACTTTGAAAATAAAGCTGTTCCACGCTATATTATTACAGTTAAGGGCGCAAAGCTTACTGCTGATTCAGAGCGTAAATTGCTTGAGTTTTTTCAAACTGGACTTAAAGGAAGAAACCATAGAACACTTTACATTCCTTTGCCATCAGATGGCGAACAAGGTCGTGTTGAGTTTAATATGGAGCCTATTGAAGCTGGAATTCAAGACTCTTCATTTAGAAACTATGCTGTAGAAAACAGAGATCGTATTCTTTTGTCTCATCGTGTTCCAGTATCAAAGCTTGGCATGCCAGTAGGCGTATCTTTGGCAAATGCAAAAGATGCTGATAAAACGTTTAAGGAACAAGTTTGTCGTCCAAGACAAGAAGAACTTGAATTTAAAATTAATTTAATTATTAAAGAATTTACAGATGCGTTCAGACTGCAATTTAATGAACTTGCTCTTACTGATGAAGAAACTCAATCAAGAATTGATGATCGTTATCTTAAAGATCAAGTTATTACTCCAAATGAAGTTCGTGCACGTCGCGGTATGGCTCCTCTTGAAGGTGGAGATGATGTTTTAATTATTAATCCAAAAGTTGCACAAGATGCTGCATCTGATGCAAGTGGAAATAAAACAAGAAGTCAAAATCGTGTATTAAATGCCCCAGACAAAATGGGAACTGGACGTAACCCTAAAGGGGACGGAAGAACTCAGGATTAATAAATGGCTACAGCACTAGATGTTTTAAATGTTGCTCGTAGCCAAATAGGTTTTGTTGAAGGACCTATGAATGAAAACCCATATGGAATTTGGTATGGCATTCCTAATGCAAGTTATTGTGCAATTGGAGTTAGTTGGTGCTTTGCACAAGTTGGTTTATCACATTTAGTAGCAGCACAAACACCAAAAGGTTTTGCATATTGTCCAGCAGGACTAACCTGGTTTCAACGTCAAGGATTAGTTGTAAATAAATATCAAGCACAACCTGGAGACATAGTTTTCTTTAGTTGGGGCACTGGTGTTGCAGAACATGTTGAAATTGTTGAAGCAGCATCAGCAGATGGATTAACAACAATTGGATTTAATACTGGCGATCAAAATACAGGAGCAGCAGCAAATGGTGGAGGATGTTATAGGGAACATCGCCCATATCTTTATGTTATGGCAATTGTAAGACC